TTTTTAATTTTTATGCTGATGTTTTTAATCTAACCATTGGTGAATAAGCGTTACCACCAAAATAACCATCATATACCCAACCACCATTCCAAGTATAAGTTCCACTTCTATCAAATGTTGCAGGTAAATTAGGCCAAGAAGCAATATCATTAGATACTGCATATTTTAACATAACACCATAACCATCACTAATTTCAGGAACTCTAATTGTAACTAAACCTGGCATATTAAATCCAGTACTAATTACACCAGCACTTGAACCGTTGAATGCTGTTGCCAACCAATATCTTGTCCCTGCAGATAATGTATATGTGGTATTATATTGTTTAATTGCGTATCCTGTAGCATTTGATATTGTTGTTGATGATAAAATCATATTATTTGGATAATTATTCAAATCATCATATAAAGCAAATATCATTTCACCTGATGCTGATGTATTATATTGGTCTAATGTAATTGCTGAAAATGTAAAATTTTGAGCCGGAACTACAGGATAGGCTAATACTTTATTTGCAAATGGGCTCCATTCAACAGGAGCATACGCACCATAATTATTTATCAACACCGTTTGATTTGGTGTTAATGGGAAATTAAAATGAATACCGGGTAATGAACTACCACCACCTCCACCAGTGCCAGATGTTCCTGATGTTCCATTTACTCCACTCGTACCTGATGAGCCATTAGTTCCAACACCACTCGTACCTGATGTTCCTGATGTTCCATTAACACCTGACAGACCTGAAGTCCCACTTGAACCAATACCTGAAGAACCACTAGTACCCGATACACCTGAAGTTCCACTAGTACCTGTACCTGTTTGTAGATTTGTTACTTGTTGTGCTGTTGCAATTACACTTGGTATTGCTGGTCTTGTAGGCGATGTAGCAGCAACATCGTGAATTAATTCAAGACGAGTATCAGATGTTCTCCACGCCAATTCAACATAATCACCAGCAGATAACTTTAACATATAATTCCATGCTGCTACTGTCTTTGCTGCAAGTGCTGCACCTGATACTGTTACTGTGGTATTACTTTCTGGAATATCAATTCCATTTTTTCTAAACCATATTTCAATCGTATCAGTTCCACTACCTGAAACTCTATCTGCTTGTGCTGAAAATTGAATGTTATACACACCAGCATTAGCAAATGTCATTCTACTATTGGAAACAATACTTACTCCATTAGAATTAGGGTCTGTATTATTATAAGTTATTGTATACGCACTTAATGTACTTGTTGCCGCTTGGTCTTGAGTTGACCAAAAAGAACCCCAATATCCCGTTTGACCTGAACCTACACCACTAGTTCCACTCGTTCCTGAAGTTCCACTACCACCTCCACCTGTAAATCCTGTTACAGCTAATGTATTACCATTTAATGTAGTTAATGTAAGAGTTGAACCTGTAAATGTCCCTCCTGTGTAAGCATAAGTTTGAAATGTGGAACATTCATCTAAATTTTCACAAGTAAGTAAGGTCTCATATGTTTGTTGTGATGGTTGAACCACAATATTGGTTGGGGATACAGGTATAACACAATTGACTTGTCTTGTTCTTAATGTGATTGATGCTGATACACCTGTTGATTTGTCTTGTGTTTCGTCAATAACAGGGTTGAAGTTCACATCAGCAGACAACATAACTCCATACTGAGCCCAAGATTGTTGTATCTCTGTAATTAAATCCTGTAAATATTGGATTGTATCAGATAAGATTTGTTGTGAGTTGTCTGATTGAAAACCATTTGCATCCAAATAATTCTCTTGGATATTGATTTTATCCATAAAGAATACTCTAAATGAATAATCGGGGATTGCTGATTTAACGTTTGTCCCTGTTGCAATGATTGATGTATCATCCAATGTTAACCACATATATGGGAACTCCATTTGTCTTGTTGTTCCAATATCATACGGCTCACCAAATCCAAAATCTTTAAGGAAGTAATGTCTGTCAGCGAAACTTTGAAACCATTCCACCAACTGATTTAACGACACTATACTTGTTATTGTTGCCATTTATACACTATTTTTATCTTTTAAGTCATCAAGGTTTTTGAAATAGCTTAACCAATTCAAACAACTGATGTAATTCTTTTTATATATATCTTCTTCTTTCTCACCCATCTTTTGCATCAACACATAAACGAACTCCAACCATTTATATCTGTCATCAAGTTTTTTCTCCTTTAATTTGTTGGAGAACTTACTTGATTTTGGTTCTCTTGGTTTGGCATATAATCCTTTATATTGTTGATAGATGAATTCTTTCCATCCAAAAAAAAATTGAAGATGTGGTAAATCTTTGATATTGGAAGCTTGTTAAAGTCCCATTGTCGTTCCATAAACGATGTCTTAAACTTTTCAATCTTACCCTTTGCTGTCTTCTTTCTCAAGAACACACATAAGAGTTCTGACATCACTCCAATAACATTATTTCCCCCCTGTTCCAATAATAATTCTATTGTGATGATTTCCCCTGTTGTGTATTTGGAAAAGTCCGTATACAAGAAGTATTCTTCACCATTGATGATTATTGTTTCATCTTCAGCTCGTTTAACTTCTTCTTGCATAAATTGTAATTTACCCAACAACATTTTGAAATCTTCAATATCCATCATTTCAATTATGTCTTGTTTTACTCCCGTTAGAGCAGACATCAATACAACAGATGAGTAGAAAGAATTCTTACCCTCGTAATCCTTTCTAAACACATCACAAAATTGTTTAACTGTTATTTCATCCCAATTTTCAGGGAAGTGATATAACAAATCTTCTTCGTCTGTTTCAATTTTAACTTCAATCATCTTTTTCTTTTCTTGTTATTCTTTTATTTTTTTCTTATTAACAATCATCCATATTGCTGATGTTATTGATATTGCTGAACCAATAACTTCTTCTAATGCACTTTCGTCAATAAGACCTTTCATAATTAGTAAACCACCAATAAATGTTAGTGAATGTCTTACTAGTGCTATAATCATATCTTTATCCATAGTATTTGTTTTTTATTAAATATTTTGGTTGGTTATGTGTTTTTTACATACTCATAAAAGACACTGATGGTTTTACACTCATTTCTTTTCTTGCTCCCAACTTCATCATTGCAATATATCTTAAAGCATCACATGCGTGGTTGTATGCATCAATCGGGGTTGTATCATATCCACCATCTCTTAACTTCTTCCACATATATTTGCTGAACTCATCTAATAGGTTCTTACTTCTTCTTGTTACTAACATATGTTTTTGTTGTAGGATTTGAATACCATAGTTGATACTATCCCTACCTTTTTCCACAGGTTTAACTTGATGACCCAATCTTTTAAGTTCGTGAATTGATTTAGGTTCTGCACTATCTGCATATATCTCACCTAAAACCCCATAGGTCTTCATTAGATTGGATAATTCAGAGTTTAACAGACCTGTCTGATAGATTACCTCATCCACAATAATATCGTCGTTGTATTTGTATAAAGCAATTACTGCTGCTGGGTCTTGACTAAACCCAAAGTCCATCCCGTATCCCAACAATCTTGCTTCTTCAGGGATTGTATCTATGATTTGGTAGTCAGAATAGATTGTTCCTTCCACTTGTCCAATCTCCCCATCAAGATATACTCTACACCAGTTCTCCCAATATGAGTTTGTTTTTGCTTTTTCCCTATTTGCTTCAAGTTGATTGATAATGTCTTTGGATAATGCTTCGTTGTCTTTGTAGGTTAGAACAAGAAACTCTGTATCAGGTTGATTTATTACTTCTGTGTGAACCCAAAACTTACTGGTGGGGTTGTAGTCCAAATAGATTTCTCCATCTGTTCTAATTTGAAGTTGAAGGAATGCATCATATGAAATATTATTACTTTCATTACAATAAAGTATGTTCCTTCTTGCTCCTCGTAATCTACTTTCATCATCCACACTAAAAAATTCTATGTATGACCCATTTGTAAATTCGTATCGTAAGAGGGTTTTGTTATAGTGGTTAGGTATGAACCTACCAGTGTCTTTCATAATCTTTAAGAAGTCCTTATTTGCTCCCCTACGAAGATGCGGGATACTCTCTGATACAATACTTATTTCAAGGTTTGGTTGTTTGATTGCTTTATCTATGAGTATTGCAAGAATTGAA